GGTGCTAGTGCTCGTTCAGGTGCTGGCCTAGGCATTGGAGCAAACCTCGTAAATTTTCCTGGGGGTTTCTAAGCATTTATCGTAAGATACATATATATTTCATAAAATAATAAAAATTATGCTTTTATGAAAATAACTTAAATATAATTATACGTTATATTTTAGAAAATGAAATATAATAGTGAATCACTACTTACATATTGTAATGATAATCATATAACTCTAATAGATACTAGTATTAATAATATCATAAGACGAGAAAGTTATATTAATTTTAATTGTATTAATTGTTTTAAGGAATTTACAAAAAGTTTTAGACAACTTGTAAAAACAGGAGCATATTGTCAAGTGTGTATGAATATAATTGTTAAAAATAAAATAAAAGAAACTAAAGTAAAATATGATATTAATATATTAATAAATTTTTGTAATGAAAATAATATTTTATTGATTGATGATTATTCAAATAAATATATTAACAGAAATAGTGAAATTGAAGGCATTTGCAAAACCAATTGCTGTGAAAATATTTTTAAAAAATCATTTAGAGAATTATTAAAAATAAATGGTTTTTGTAAAGATTGTAGTAAAGAAAATGGAAAGGCAAAAATAATAGAAACAAACATTAAAAAATATGGAGTTGATAATCCTATGAAAAATGAAAATTTTAAAAATAAACAAAAACAAACAATGATAAATAAATACGGAGTAGAACATAATTCACAATCTGAAGTAATAAAAAACAAAAAACAAGATACTTGCATTAAAAACTTTGGTGTTTTATGTCCTTTAAAATCACCAGAAATTAGAGAACAAATTAAACAAACTAATTTAATAAAATATGGTGTAGAAAATCCACAACAAAATCTGAATATTAGAAATAAAAATTATGAAACAAATCTTAAAAAATATGGAGTAAAACATTTTATGCAAACTGATGAATTTAAAAACAAAGTAGTTCAAACAAATTTAAAGAAATATGGTGTGCCACATCATTCACAAAATCCAGAAGTATCTGAAAATATGATTAAAAATGCATATAATAGAAAAACATATGTATTACCCTCCGGTAAAATAATATTTATTCAAGGATATGAGAATTTTATGTTAGATTATTTATTATCAGTTGAAAAAATTGATGAAAATGAAATAATTACAAAAAGAAACGAGGTTCCTGAAATTTGGTATAATGATAAAATGCAAAAACAAAGAAGACATTATGTTGATTTTTATATTAAATCTCAAAATAGATGCATTGAAGTAAAATCTATGTTTACAAATCAAGAAAAAAATAATGTATTTGAAAAACAAAAAGCAGCAAAAGATTTAGGATTAAACTATGAAATTTGGATTTTTAATAAATTAGGAAATTTAATAGAAAAATATATATAATACAATAATAATATTATTATATTATATATGAAATCAAAAACTAACAAAAGAAAATTACAACGTGGAGGTGCGTTTTCTCCACAAGAAAAAGAATTATTATTAAATAATGGTTTTACACAAGAACAAATAGATGAATTAGAGCAAAGAAATATTGATTTTGAACGCATTACAGACAAAATAGATGAAATAATGAATCAAAGTGATATAGGTTTTGCAGGTAATTCAGATGAATTAACAGATGCAGTTATGAATGCATTAAATCAAGATGCAATTGATTTAGAAGAAGCTATACCTGCTAATCCTGATGATGTACATGATTTAGATTTTGGATTTAACTTTGATGATGAAATAATAGCAGGCGATGATGGTCCATTAAATATTAATGATTTAAACATAACTCCAACCGATTCCGAATCAGGACATACTACAGCAAGTGATGATTCTTTTAATGGAGGTAAAATGAAATCTAATAAAAAAAGAACTAACAAAAGAAAATCTAATAACAGGAGAACTAACAAAAGAAGTCAAACTAACAAGAAAAGATATAACAAAAGAAAACAAACTAGCAAGAAAAGATATAACAAAAGAAGAACTAACAAAAGGAGATATAACAAAATAGGTGGAAAAGGTATGACAGATACAATTACAACAGAACCTTATGGCTATAAAGAAGACGAATACGACCAACAAAAAAATGCGTTAAATTATTAATTTAAACAGTTGCCAAAAATTCCCAATTAAGTATATTACATATTTTTTTCCATATTTCATCTTGTTCTATTAATTTTTCTCTATCTTTTAGTAATGGTATATCTGGTAAATATTTGTCTTCGCCCAATAATTCCAATAATTTATATAAAACATAAAAGTAATTCAAAAAATTGATGCGATAATCTGGACACGATTGAGCATAAGGTGCTTGAATTTCAATAAAGTAATTATATAAACTTTCTTCTAATTCTGGACTTAATACAGGAGGAGGTATTCCTAATTTATTTTTAATAAACGCAATATGTTCATAATATTTACTTAATTCTAATTTTTTTAGTATTTCTTTTGTTTTTTGGTGGGTTAAATGTTCTAAAGTGATGCGTTCTTTTTTAATTTGTTGCTTTATTTTTTCGATTACATCGGCTTGTATTTGTGTTGTTTCTTTGCCTTGAAATTGAGCAATAATTTCTTTAAAATGGTTAATCTTTTTATAAGCATAAAAACAAACTTCTTTAGGGGGTTCTTTATAACTTGGTTTATCATTTTCAACTAAATATGGTGTATTAACAAAACAAACGTTACAAATAAGTTGACCTTCATCATCAAGTGGTATTAATTCGCCTTTAAAGCAACTTTGACAAATATCAGTTGGTCTAACAAATGCATTGATATCTAGAAAAGATTCATCAACATTACTTAAATATTTTTGAACAATATTTTTGTTGTTATTTTGATTGTTATTTGTATTTACTTGTTCTTCTGTTGGTTTTTGAATTTTAAATATATTAAAAACAAGTTGATTTTTGTTAGTTATAGATTTATTTGAACTAACATTTTCTTCGCAATTTTCGATATTTTTTTTATTTTCAAAGTATTCAAATATATATTTAGAATTATCTAAAAAATAATTTGTTTTTTTATATTTTAATTCACGAAGTGTTGCGTTTATTTCTTCAATTCTATCTTTAATTTCCATTTTTTGTTCAATAGATAAAATGTCTGATTCAATTTCTAGTTGTTTTTTAAGACTATATCTTTCTTCTTTTAATTCAGGTATAATATCTTGTTCATCTTTAGCAAAGTCATTTAAAATTTCCTTATGTTTGCCGTCTAAAGTAGTAGTATATGTTTTATAGTACTTTATTTTTTTATTTGCCTTTGGTTTAAATGATGGCATAGCAAAATATATTATAAATATGAATAAGTATTTAATTAATAATTTATATAAAATATATAATTTACCAAATAAATTATTATATTTAATAATAATAATATAAATGCCTTGATTTAGTTATAGAGCAACTTCACATAATGCTAAATTTCCAGATATTCCCGCAAACAAAGTATATGTATTACAAAGTGATATGCGTCAAGTATCTAGAATAAGAACATTTGCAAAGGCTCATAACATCACGAGTGATGTGTGTGGTGGCCTGGGCTGTCAGCCAAATTATATATGGTATCCTCGTTCTCAAACTTGTGGTTCGAATTAATTATTTTATTTTAGAGTTTAGTTAAAATCTAAAATAAAGAATAAAAATATAATTTATAAAATGGATATAGAGACAATTTCACATAGTTTAGAGTCACATAGTTTAGAGTCACATAGTTTAGAGTCACATAGTTTAGAAATAGATAAACATAAATTTCAAAAAATGATTTTTTTATATAATGCTTTAGATGGTGGATGGTCTATTAAAAAACGAGGTCAATCATATATTTTTACAAAAAATCACGAACAAAAAAAAGAAATTTTTAATGAAAATTATCTTTCTTCATTTATGAAGGAAAATTTTGATATTAATAAATTACTTTCGTAAAAAATGAAGGAAAAATAATAATTTAATTAAATTAATTAATTTATTTTTTGGAAAAATTTTTTCTTTTAGGAATGTATAAAATGGGAGGCGGATTAATGCAACTCGTAGCTTACGGAGCTCAAGATGTTTACCTTACAGGTAATCCTCAAATTACTTTTTGGAAAGTAACTTATCGCAGATACACTAACTTTGCGATTGAATCTATTGAACAAACCTTCAATGGTCAAGCCGATTTCGGTCGTCGTGTTCAATGCACTATCTCTAGAAATGGTGATTTAGCTTACAGAACATATTTGCAAGTTACTTTACCTGAAATCAACCAACTTATGGGTGTCGCTTCCTTCGCCACTGGCGCTGGTTCTGGTGTCTATGCTCGTTGGTTAGATTTCCCCGGTGAGCAATTAATCGCTCAAGTTGAAGTTGAAATTGGTGGTCAAAGAATCGATCGTCAATATGGTGACTGGATGCACATCTGGAATCAATTGACTATGACTGCTGAACAACAACGTGGTTATTTCAATATGATTGGTAACACCACTCAACTTACCTTCATCACTGATCCTTCCTTCTCTGATGTTGATGGACCATGTGATTCTATGGCTCCTCGCCAAGTTTGTGCCCCCAGAAATGCCCTTCCTGAAACAACTTTATATATTCCTCTTCAATTCTGGTTCTGCACCAACCCTGGTCTTGCCTTGCCGTTGATCGCTTTACAGTATCATGAAGTCAAGATTAACTTAGATATTCGTCCTATTGACGAATGCTTGTGGGCTGTTACTACCTTGAACTGCAATGCTGGAGGTGCTGTTCCTACTGGTTTGAACCCTGCTGGTGCTGCTTATGCTGCCAACCAATACCCAGTTGGTCGCCCAGTTCCTGCTGCTATTGCCTACAATCAATCTTTGGTTGCTGCCTCTTTGTACGTTGATTACGTCTTTTTAGATACTGATGAACGTCGTAGATTCGCCCAAAATCCTCACGAATACTTGATTACTCAATTACAATTCACTGGTGATGAATCTGTTGGTTCTTCTGCTAACAAGATCAAGCTCAACTTCAACCATCCTGTTAAGGAATTGGTCTGGGTCGTCCAACCCGATCAAAACGTTGATTATTGCTCTTCCCTTGTTTGCGATGCCACTTTATTCAAGGTGTTAGGTGCTCAACCTTTCAACTACACTGATGCCATCGATGCTTTACCAAACGCTATCCACGCTTTCGGAGGTGCTGCCTCTATTGCTGCTGATTCTCGTTCTTACATTGATGCTCGTGGATTGTTCAATGATGCTGGTGCTCTTGATTATGAAGTTCCTCCTGGTTTCACTGGATACTGGAATGGTCCTTCTAATCCTTACAATGAAGTAAATATGGGTGGTCCAACTGTTCCTTTGAACTCTACTGGTTCTACTCTTCCTGCTTCTATCATTGCTCAATTACAAGACTTAGCTGCCAATGGTCACGAACAGAACTCCACTGTTTCTGATGCTGGTACTTTTGTTTTGTCTGAAACTTCTTTGGATATGCACTGCTGGGGTCAAAACCCCGTCATCACTGCTAAGCTCCAATTGAACGGTCAAGATAGATTCTCTGAGCGTGAAGGAACTTACTTCTCCTGGGTCCAACCATTCCAAGCCCATACTCGTAATCCTGATGAAGGTATTAACGTGTATTCTTTTGCCTTGAGACCAGAAGAGCATCAGCCAAGTGGCACGTGCAATTTCTCCCGCATTGATAATGCTACCTTGCAATTGGTTTTATCCAACGCTACCGTTGAAGGCACCAAGACTGCTAAGGTTCGTATCTATGCTACCAACTATAACGTCTTAAGAATTATGTCTGGCATTAAATCCACCTGTGCCAAACAGTTGGCTGCCACATTAGATATTTGCTTACTAATGTGGGTAAACAGTGTAAAGCAAATATACATTCAAGCCCAAATAATGAATGTATTATATAACCAGCTAGTCTGTATTTGACTATATTGTCAGATGGAGGCAACATTTCTAAATTGCAGAAACATCCTGAGAGCCTTTTCTACTACTTTAAATTGTGAAAGCATTTTAAATACCCGGGGTAATGACCTAGGGCATAGTAATAACGAAAAGGATTGGATAATCCGCAGCCAAGCTCCTAAGTGCGCTAATGCAAGCATATGGAGAAGGTTCAGAGACTATAATGAAATGGGGTTGAGAAAGTTAGCAACTTTCTGTGATACCTTAAGGGATAGTCCAAATTTATGTAGAAATATATAAATAATAGCTAAAACGGGGTGGCTTAGCTTATTCAAATTAAAGAAACTAATAACAAAACAATTACAATTACAAATATATTATTTACAAATAATAACTTAAAAACAAATTCATATTATATATTATAAAATATGAATTACGAACTTTCATATAATTTTGATGCTAATTTAAATTGTGGAATTATTTGTTTTAATGATAAATTTGTTCTTATAGATTTTATTGATTTATTTTCTATTATTAATTTTAGTAAAAATTTTATTCATTATTATCCTTATGAAAAAGACTATCCATATTATTTGCGTAATAATCAAAAAATTTCATATTTAGAATATATATTTAAATATGACAGTTCAAATATTGAATATAAATTTAAGAATGGTAATAAATATGATTTAAGAAAAAATAATATTGAAATTATTCATAGTTATCATAACGTAATATTATCTAATTACAATGTTATAGAATATAATTTAGGTCATTTTTCTGAAACTGGAAAAGATGCTTATGTTATTAAAAATCCTATGTGGAAAATTAATGATAATAATAATATTTATTGGTTAATGTATTGTGAAAAAAATATAATTATAAAATTATGTGAATTATCTATTAATAAAATTAATGAATATGAAATTAATCATTATAATGGTAAAAAAAATACATTTTTTATTCATTCAAATGGATATATTCATAGCACATCTGGATTATATATTCATCAAATTATAATGGGTTGTTATGGAAATGGTAAAGGAACCTTAAATATTAGTGTAGATCATATAGATCAAGATCCATTAAATAATACATATAATAATTTACGAATTGCAACTAGAGAAGAACAAGAACAAAATAGCAAAGGAATTAAAGAAGGAACTAAACGAGCTAGAAAAACTTCTGCAATTGAATTGCCTGAAGGAATAACACAAGAAATGATGCCAAAATATGTTTATTATTTAAAAGAATATAGAAACAAGGAAAAAACACTTTCAAGAGAATTTTTTAGAATAGAAAAACATCCAAACTTAGATAAAAAATGTTGGGCTACAAGCAAATCTAATAATATAAGTATTCAAGATAAACTTAAACAAGCAATTAATAAATTAGAAGAATTAAATAAAATTGAAAAATAATATAAAGAGAAGAATATATGTAACAATATACAATGATTGAAGAAGACAATTTGAAACATTTAAATAAATATAAGTACGAACCTCCAAATCCATCTTATATTTCTGGGTTTATTGATGGAGATGGATGTATTTTTATAAGAAAAATAAAAGATGGATTTCAATCCGGAATATCTATTACACAGTGTAGAACAAATATTATTCAAGTCTTAAGATATCATTTTGGAGGAAACATAACTTCTTCAACAAATAGAAATAATAACGTTGAAAATATATTAAATAATAATGATGATATCGACAAATATAACAGAAGAAATCAATATAACTTGATAATAAGAAGCAACGAATATTATAATATTATTGAATATATAAAATATTATATGGTTATAAAGTGCGAACAAATTAATTGTTTAAATAGGTTTTCAAAATTAATTAACCAACAAAATATGCAACAAGAAAAATTGGAATTATATTTAAAATGTTCTAATTTAAATAACGGAAACGAAAATAACACGATAAATTTTAATAATATTAATATACCATATATAGCTGGTTTATTTGACGCCGAAGGATGTTTATACATTAATAAACAAAAACATACAAAATATTATATATCTTTAACCCAAAAGAATCATCCTCAAGTATTAAATTATATATCAACATTTATGAATTTCGGAAAAATTGATTCCGAAAAAAAATATAAAATTTACAATAAAACTGATTGTTTAAAATTTATAAATGCTATTAAACCATATTTAATAGTTAAATATAATCAAGCTATTGCATTTGAAAATTACTTATTAACAGATAATATAATTATAAAACAAGAATTATATGTTATTTGCAATAAAGAAAAACATGAAATTGAAATATTTAATGACTTGAATAAAAATAATAAAGGGAAAGAAGGGTTTTATGAAACTTTAAGATTAAAAAATATAAAAAATCAAATATGTAAAGAAATTCATATGAAACATATTTATAAGGAAAAATCCAAAAATATGAAAGGAATTAATAATCATAATTATGGAAAAAAATTTTCAGAAGAAACAAAACAAAAAATATCTAATTCTATAAGAGAATCAAAAGGAAGTGTAAGTGATGATATTATTTTACAGGTTAGATTATTAATAGAACAGGGATATAAAAATATTGATATACAAAATAGTTTATCTTTAAATAGACACACAGTAACTAGAATTAAAAATGGCACAATTGTATGTAGAAATGAAAATAAAAATCAAAAAATACCTTTAACCAAAGAACAAATAGCAATATCAAAAAGAAAAATAACAGTAAATGAAATTTTATGTGTAGTTGATAAATTATTGGAAAAATGGGAACCAATGCAAATATTAAATTATTTAGTTGAAGAAAGGAATAAAAATGAATTTAAAAATACATTAACCGTTAATATAATAAAAAATATTAAAGCAAATATTTTAAAGGATAAACTAATAATATACAAAAATGAGATTAATCAAGAACAATTTCTAGATTTAACAAATAAAATTAATAATATTAAACAAATCTATATATAAAAATATTTTATTTTATCTATATATTATGGAAAATAAATATAAAGAACAATATTATAATATTAAAAAAGATAGACGAGAAAATAAACGTATTGAAAAAAGAAAATTAAATGGTGAAGAAGTTATTTTTATTTTTGAAAAAGTATTGGAAAAATGGCCCACCATTAAAATTTATAATGTTATTAAACAAAATAATCCAAATACAATCTTAAATAAACAAAAAACCGAAGTTATAGCAACAGGAAATTGTAAAGTATATGAATCTGAATTAACAAAAGATAGATACCACTATTATTGTCAATTAAGAAATAAAATATATGAATTAAATAATAAAAACCAAGTTAAAATAATATAAAATTTATTTAATTTTATTAAATGATAAGCTTCCACTAAATACTATATTACCTTCATATAATACAATAATAAATATCGTATTATATACGTCTATTTTTTGAATAACTTTTAATATATTAGCCAACATATAATAAGTTTTTACCATCAACTGATGCAATATATTATTTTTGTCAAATATACCCAATTTAAAACGCACTTTGCTTAAATCTGGTAATCCTTTTATTACATTTGTTTTTATGTTTTCAATAAATTGCTGTATATACCCTTTTTCACCATAACAATAACCAAATTCTTTATATGGATTCATAATTTTAACGCTATCGATATTTCTATTATCCCATTTTATTTTACAACCCATATTTTCATAATATATTTTTTGTTTGTTAGACATTTTTTATAAATAAGATATATAACACAAATTAGCTTTATAAAATTTAATTCAATTTTAATTATAATTATAATTTAGTCATTTTTTGAATTTGATTATAATAATAATTATATTTTATATAATTAATATATGAGTGATAACGAAGACAATAAAAACAAAACTAATTCAAATATATCAGAACGTTCATCTAATGGTGAATTAAATCCAAGCATTGATACTGTTAGTTTACCTTATAAACAAAACTTTACTAATGCTGTAGAAAGTCCTGGAGTTGAATTAAGTCAAGATAATAGAGTAAATGGTGTATCAAAAGTAACAATTAAATTTGCTAGAGAAGAAGATATGGTTTTAATGTGTTTATCGGCATTCGTTCACGATTATATTCACGATTATAATTTAGGAACTATGCATTCCCGTGTAATTAATAAAAATACAGAATTATTTAAAAGTTTAAACATTAAAATGGGTTTACAATATTTTAAAACATTTGCTTATAGTTACGGCGGTGCACCAAGAGATATTGCTATGTATAATGATTTAGAGTATTCTGATGTATATAAAGGTCAAAAAAGAGGTGTATATAATTTTAATTTTGATAATAACGAAGTTTCAAATACCAAAAATTTAACTGGAGGTGAATTAGAGCCAAATGTAGTTGCAGAAGGTCCTTTTAATTTAAAGCAAGAATTTATTAAAAGCCCTGATTCTGATATTTATGAATCAAAAGAACCAAAAGAAGTTTTAGAAGTATATGGCTTTAGTTTATTAAAACCATTAGTAGGCGGTTTAACGGAAGAAACATTAAATATATTATATCAAAAATATGAAAATGATGCGGATATAATTGCATTACATTCTTCATTAAATACATTTATAGTTACATATTTGGGATGTAAAATTCGTAATAAAAGTCCATTATTTTCAAATATAATAGATAACGCAACTAACAAAAAGAATGCTAGCGAACTAACAGATATTTTAAATGCGTTTGATTATTTAATTTATTCCTTTTTAGTAGGTTCATCAGATGATTCAACACTTTTAGGATATGCTGATTTGTTTATATTATTAAAATGTGCTTTTTGTTACGTGGTAGATAAAAATAACAATAATTTAGGTACAGATAATTTTACTTTGTTAGTTTCATCAGATGTAGTAAACCAATTTATAATGAATTATATTGGTTATATATGTTGTAATAGCATAGATGAAATAGTAAATTATTTTCCTCAAGTAGAAGAAAAAAGTATTCAAATGGGTGGAACTGAAGAAGGAGAAGAATTTGAAATTGAAGTTGTTAGTAGAAAGAAAAGAACTAAGAAAAAGGTACCAGTTCCAACATATGAATTACCAAAGGAGGAGCCAGAATATACATATATTTTGGAGCCAGTTGAAGGATATTGGTCTCCATCTAACAAAATGTATTTTAATATTGCTGAATATGTGTTTATAATGCATAATAATTTGTTAACAACAATATCTCGTGGTATGTTTGTGAAGTTAGGTATATGGCAAAAAATATTTGGTGAAAATTATACATTTGGAAACGAACAAATGAATCAAATAACTTTAGAAAAGTTGAGAGAATTATATCCATTTGAATTAAATAGAAATAATGAATTATTATGTTTGCAAATATTGATTTTAAAACGTATGTTATTAGAAATGAATCCTGTATATACAGTAACATTTGGTACAAAAATAGATGATGATTTAAAGGATTATTTAGATGCGTTTTATAATGAATTTTATTTAGATAAAAATCAAAAATCGGAACCTTCGCCGAACTTTCCTGAAGAAGTATATAACCCAACTATAGAAGGTCCAGAAGCTATAATTGAAAATTTGCCAGAATTTAATGCTTGTGATGATAATTGTATGGAAGGTGATTTAGAATTAGAAGAAGTATCTGGTGACGAGTTTACAGGTTCAGCGGAGACAGAAGGGGGAGGCCAAATTATGTCGGCTTTAAGACCTAAACCTGATAATAATGTAAATCCAGGTGATATTGAAATGATTAGAAGACCTGACGAACCTTTAGAACAACCTTTAGAACAACCTTTAGAACAACCTTTAGAACAACCTTTAGAGCAACCAGTAGAAGAATCGGTAGAACAACCAGTAGAAGAATCGGTAGAACAACCTTTAGAAGAATCGGTAGAACAACCTTTAGAAGAATCGGTAGAACAACCAGTAGAAGAAATATCCCCAATATCACCGGATTCAAAATCAGTTAATGTTAGTTCACTAACTAACAAATCGGTTGGTTTAGATGGAGTTGCATTGTTACCTATTTTATTTAATAAACTTAGAAAAATGTATCAAAATAATATTTATGTAATACAAAATTTACAAGCAAGTTCTATTCCTCAAGTAGAAAATAATGGAGAACAAATAAGTAATTTATATGATTTATTAAAGGCAAATGAAACATTAATAAGTAAAAATGAGGGTTATAAAATAGCGGCACCTAAATATAAATTTATAATAAATAATGCGGCAAATATTGCAGCAAATATAAATGGTATACGTTTGTTTGTTGCAAGAAGAATGTTAGAAGAAATAACCCAAACAATAGAAAGCATAGAAAATGATCCAAGTTTAACTTTAGATAAAATTGACGAAGAATATACGCAAGCATCACAAGCAGTTGATGAAATAAAGGAAAAGTTAGTTCAAATGGAACAAAAAAAGCGTGCAGCAAGTCAAGGGGATGCAATGTTAACATTAGAAGAATATACAGAGTTAGATGTTTTAAAGAAAGAATACAAGTCAGCAGAGCGTCAAATGTTAATACCATTAGAAAATAAATTTTTCTTGCTAACACAAAAATTAGATAATAATGAATTTTACAAAGAATTTGTGGAAAATTATAAGAAATGGTTTCAAGATGCTCAGCCATTTTTTGGTTTATATCGTTCTATTAAACGTGGTGTATTTTGTCCCACTACATCAATGATGGATGCAATGGATAATTGTTCCTTGAAGTATGAAGCGTCGGAAACGAAGGAAGTAGGAACGTCCAATTATGAACTTTTATATGAAAATGCGGATAAAACGCGTTATATATCATATGGTGGGGTTGTATTAAATTACAATAAAACATTTTCAAATGGTAAAACACGTTTATGTGCGTTATTAGATTTTAAATTAAAATGTAATTTAGATTTAGGAGAAGATATAGCAAGTGTTAGTACATCAGATATTGCTGTAGTCGAATCAAATGATTTAAAAGCTCGTGTTGCATATGTAGGAGTTGTAAATAGAATGAAGGAAATATATGATAATAATTTTGGTGAAAGCGAAGAGCGTAATTTAAGTAAAATGTGGAATTCTGTACAGTATAATGAACCTTCTAATCGAACAAATTTTAATAGATTATTAGGAGCAACTGCATTAAAAACAATGGGAGATTTTTTACAAGAATGTCAAGCTTGTTTTAAATGGGGAGGATATATATCTAATTTAAATTCTGTACCTGAAGAAATTAAAAATTTAATACAGAAAGAAGGAATAATCCCATTATATAGAAGTGTTAGTAAAAATAATTCAATAGTTCCTTATGATAACTATGGTAATGGATTACGTTTAGGAATACAAGGTGATAGACCATCAGGATTTAGGTCAATTTATATGTTGCTTAATGGTTTAGAAGGTGTTAATGAACAATCAATGACTGGATATATGTATACATCAGCAACTCAAAATCCATCAAGAACTTTGTTAGTTGCAAGAAACGAGGGAAAAATAAATGCAAATGGGTTACCAGGGTCAGTAATATATGTTACCAGAGAGTTACAGAGACCTGATAGATTAGCATTTTTAGCAACATTAAAATACTTAAAAATGGCGGTTAAATTACGCGCTACAAGATCTGGTATAAATGCAGTAAGACAAATTGTTGACCCTGTTATACATTGGTCTAGAGAAGGAGATAAAACATTAGAATCTATGCCAAGAGAAACAAGACAGGAAGCACTTAAAAATATAGCATATAATGATTTGTTAGATTATGAAGATTCCGAAATGATGACACGTATTATAGGTAATATACCAGTTGAAGAGCCAGAAACGGAGGAAGAAAAAGAAGAGCGTTTAAAAGCGGAACAAGAAAAAGCAGAAGCAGCAGCTGCAGCAAAGGCAAAGGCAGAGCAAGAACGTAAAGAGAAAATAGAAATAAATACTGCAAAAGAGAAAGAAATACAGACAAAATTAGATGAATTTATGTCTCAACATCCAAATTTGGATAATGATATAGAAAATGTAGATGTAGATATTCAAAGATTAACGGGAGAATGGCAGGAGTCGGAAGTATATAAAAATTTAGAAAAACAAATAGAAGAATATTCGAAGGCAGGTCGTAGTGAAAAAGAAAAAAAACAAATATATACTGAATATTTAGCAACAGAAAATTTAATCAATACAGTAACAATGATAATTGAAGATACAAAACGATTGGAATCAAAACCAGTTGAAAATTTAACGAGAAAAGAAAAAGCAATGGTAACAAGTTTACAACAAAAAGAAGACGAATTAGTTAGTTTAAAAAGTAAATTAAAGGAAAATGCTGTTGGAAAATTAGAAGAAGAATTAGAGGCTTCTAAACCTGTTGAACTAACAAATAAAGAATCAGAATTGAAAACATTAAATATGTTAGTATTAGAACGAAATGAACTAACAAAATCATTAAAATCGGTACAACAATCAAGTAGAAGTTTAGAGACAATTATAAGTAAAAATAAAGGAGGAACAAAACATAAAAATAGAATAATAGAAAAAAAACATACAAAAAAAGGAAATAAAATGCGTAATAAAGTAACAAAGAAACATAAAAAGGTACGTTTTCATAAAACAACAAAAAAACATATATAATTTTATAATATCAAAAAATAATATTATAAAATGTTAAAAGATTAATTTTCCTCTTGTTCTTCCTCTTCCTCTTCTTCATTATTATCAGATTCTTCAAATTCTTGTAATCTATCTGTATTTAATTCCTCAGGCATTTCTTCATATTCTGTTCCAGTCCATTTAATATTTTTACTATTAAATAATATATTCATATTTATAACCTCGGGTTTGTCTTCAGAAGCAAATTTAGTAAATAATGTTTTAATTTGTTGGTCATCTCTAAAACGTGCACTATATTCTTGCTGTATATTATTACGTCCAATACGTCCTAAAGCTTGAATAATTTTTTCTTGTGTTAGTTCTAAATCTTTGCTAATATATCCGTGACAAAACTGATAATTAGTTCCATAAATATAATCACTATCGGCTATAATTAAATATAGTTTTTGTGTATCCGCAAGTTTTTTCATAATTTCTGTGTAAGCAATGCTTTTATGCTCTGTAAATACACCAATACCAAGAAGAAGTAATATTTTCCAGCTATCATCAACATCTTTAAGAAGCATAATAGAGGCAATAATATCATCATCAATTTTGCTGGTGAAAGATGTATTAGTGTTAAGTTTATCAGCCCATTTTTGAAGATGTGGTAGTTTATTAGGGACAAATATGTCATCTAAAGCAGCGCGTTTAATAAGAGTCTTTAGACTACTAATATCTTCATTAATTTTTGTTAGTTTAACGCTATTTGTTTTTTCCATTTTATTTTCGGCAATTTTAGAAGCCTTTTTTCTGTCTTTACGTTGTCCAGCACTGTTACCATTTCCAGAACCACTGTTAATTTTAGCTGCTAATCTTTGTTCTTCAATTTCAAGTTCATTTTCTAATTCGGCAATTTTAGCATTGATTTCATTATTGAAAGAAATTTTATCCATAATATCTTTCATAACCACTGCGGGAATATTTGATTGTTGAATACAAAATTTTGCTATTTTTTGCAAATCATTTGCTAAGAATATAGTTGGACCATCCTTTAAAGTATAAGCATCTTTAGTCGTAATATACACACCACTACTTCCAGGTGCTTCTAAATTAGAACCATTAGTTGCTGATATTTGTTCGGAAGATAAACGTGTAATTTCTTGTCCACTGTATCTTGTCATTGGTTTAATGATTTTATTTCCTTTTGTATCTACCGTATTATTAAATTGAAGGCGTTTCAAACGATTATTAGTAAAATGAGAATAAATAATAGGCCAAGCATCTGGTTTAATATTATTTAATACACGTAAATAATGTATTTTAATTGATTTCATATCAATATCATTTACAGAGACAAAATTTCTGGTAAATTTTGATTTACTATTACTGATAAAATTATTATTTTCAGTATAAGATATAAAATCAGATGATTCTTTAAGGTCAAAGTATCGTAATAAAGTTAAGTTGCAATTGCAATGTTCTACAACGGTTAAAATATCGTAATAATTTGAATGTAAATAATGTGGCATAACAGTGTATCCGTTATTATCCAATAATGGTATAGTTTTTCTGCAATCGTGACTAACAATATTACTAATATTTGCATTCGCAAACTTTTCGTGAAAATTAGAAATAGTTTGGGTTAATTCTTCCATTTTAGGTAATGTAGCAGAAGAAAGTACAAAATTTGGAATCAAATTCTGAGACCAATTCTTTTTAATTACTTTATGTAAATCGTGTGTTTTATAATCCATAGTAATAGTTGGTTCATCCCAATAAGTAACAATATTGTGTGCTTCATTGAATGCAAGCATATAATACATTGCGGGAATATAAGAACGAATATCACAAATAATAATTTCAACTTTATCACCAACTGTGTTATCAACTTTTTTAATTTGACCGGTGCGTTTATTTACGGTATAATCAGTAGCAGCAAAGTAATGTAATCTAACATCTTCAGCACTGGAGCAACCAAATGCAAATGCGATTTTCTTTTTAATTGAAATAGCGGAACGAGCTAAAGCAAGACCAACGTGACGTGCAGCGCAGACAAATATAACTTTGTATTTTTCGGATAATCCAAGTGGAGTTAATGTTTTTCCAGTGCCAGTAGGAGCAATATATAGTATTAGTTTTGGGTCAGACGATTTAATGCAGGTAAATATTTCTTTTTGATGTTCATATAAATGTAAATCATTATATTTTAAAAGATTTTTATTTTTTTCAATATATTCAGCTGAATTTTCTAAAATATACATTAAGTTAGCATCAGATTCATAATTATTAAGGAAACATTTAATAATATTAATGATAATTTTATTAACTTTTTCGACATTATTTTGTACTAAAATATTAAGAGTATAATAATAATAATGCCATTTAGATTTACCTTCAAATTTGTATTTAACCATTTTTTCGAGATTATCGTATAAGATAAATTCATAAATATTATTAATATTTTCTCCACCGATATCAATTTTATTAACTCGAATTTCATCACAACTTTTAAGTCTAACTATTCCGGCAACTGAAATGTTATATTCGGAATTAGTTTTTAGGTCGTGTTTTTTAGAAGTATTAAATGTGATAAAATTGGTGTTAGTATCATTAACAAGGGATTTAATTTTGTCGGCAAAATATTTGACATATAAGAATTCTTCAATTTGAGGACTATATTCAATTTTAAGATAAGTGAATAATGAATTAGTTTTATTAATTTTGATATGAACATTATGAAAACCTTTAATAATAAGATTAAGAATTTCTTGTTCGGAATCGGAGACGGGGATTTCAATAGAATCCCATTCAGACTTTGATAATTTTCTTTGCTTAAGATCCATTTTAAATGAGTTGTATGTAATAGTAATATGTCATTATTTCTTTATATTAATTTTAATTCAATTTTTTATCCACCTTTGAAAAGGTGGAGCCAAACATTATAGCCGCATTTTGGAGGATAGAAAAGTAGGCATATCTCCTACGTATTGTTTGGCTCCACCTTTTCAAAGGTGGATAAAAAATTGAAACATTTTATTTATAAATACTTAAAGATATACACTTAAATTATACAAAATGTCTATGTCAACTGAATTAAATAATAATATTAGAATTATTTCTATTGAAGGTAATATCGGCTCCGGTAAAACTACATTACTTAAGAAACTTAAAGAAAAATACGTAAATAACCCAAATATTATATTTTTAAAAGAACCTGTTGATGAATGGGAACAAATTAAGGATAATAATGGACAAACTATGCTTCAAAAGTTTTATGCAGATCAACAAAAATATTCATTCGCATTTCAAATGATGGCTTATATTTCTCGTCTTAAAATTTTAAGAGATACTGTTAAAAATATTAATTTACAAATTCAAAAACGTTCATCAACTTTATCTGATTATGAATCTTATGGTAATATAAATAATAATTATGTTATTATTACTGAACGCAGTTTATATACTGATAAATTTGTGTTTGCTAAAATGCTTTATGACCAAAGAAAAATTGAAGATGTATGTTATAAAATTTATTTAAATTGGTTTGATGAATTTGCTAAATCATATCCAGTTATGAATTTAATTTACGTAAATACTGAACCTAAAACTTGTTATAACCGTATTCATTTAAGAGCAAGACAAGGTGAAGAAGTTATTCCTTTAAATTATTTAAAAGAATGTCATCAATATCATATTGATTTTATTGAAAATACTCCTGAAACTACACACGATATGGTATTAAACTTAGATGGAAATAAAAATATATATGAGAATCCGTTAATATTGGAACAATGGTTGCAAGAAATAGGACAATATGTTATTAAACAATAATATAACTATTTAAATAATAATAATTATATTATAATTATAATGATACCTCAAAATAATAACTTTAAAAAAGATGATGATGTAAATAACAATAATGAACAAGATATTGTTTATAACAAAACTTTACAAATATTTTTTGTTGTTAGTTTGATTTTAATGTGTATCTATATAATATTTTTTTTTTTGTTTTTTTTAATTCGCTAAAATCGGCGTTTTAAATGTCCAAAGGTGTAATAAATTATAATTCTAAATCTAACACAACTGGCCAATGGTCTGAATCCCATTTTCCACAATATTCATTATAACCGTGATATATAAATAAATCTTTAATTTTTTTATCAATATTTTTTGTAACTAAAATATGATCTATCATTGATAAATCTGACTTTGTACTTGTATTACAATTATTATCGGAGTCATACCAATCCGTATATCTGTAATCTTGTTGTATCCTATATGCTACATTTGTTAGTTCATATTTACCGGAATTTGTGCCGCTTAATCCTTTTAATATATCTAATGTTCTAGATGTTGGTTCATGTGAATTTGTATCTAATACTTCGTAATCATAATCATTCATATCACCAATTACTATTATTTCATATCCAACTTGAATATAAGAGTAAATTATATTTTGTAATACTTGTGCTTGGGCTTCACGTTGAACACATCTATTTGGTTCTGTTGGTATTGCTAATAAATGTGCTCCAATTAAGGCAATATTAATATTATTTATTAAATATTCAGTTATATAATGTTTTGAAACACCTTCTAATCCACTTACAGTTGAATTACCGCACTTTGTTCCTTGAATTGGATATTCAACTTTTTCTTCTGTTCTATATAAATTTATTAATGGATCTATTTTAGTTATTAGACCAACATTTTGACCAGTTGCGCTGTCCGTTCCCTGTTTTAAATATGGTTTATATACACTAGATTGGCTTAAATTTGAAATTACCATATTAAGCTCATCACAACCTTCAACTTCACAAAGATTTATTATATCTGGTTCTAAATATTGTATTGTGTTAGTTACATAATCTAAATGAGTTTTTGCGTCATTTGTATTATGCCAAGTACATCCTGAACCGGGACAATCCATTGGCTTATAATAATCAATAAATAACCATTCAACATTATATTGAACTATTCTTAATACATCTTTATTAACACGTCTATCTTCGAATGTTGTTATAGTTGGACATTCTTTATCTGAAAATCCAGACTTAAAAAGAAAACACATTATTCCTAGTAATAACGTAAATAATGTCATTGCTATATTATGAAAATAAAAATAATAAAAAAATTGATATTTATATATTTTTTCACATAAATTAATATATAAATTAATGTCCAATAATTTACCAAAGATATTCCCTTTAATTACTTATCGTTTAAATTTTGATGGATGTAGTAAAGGTAATCCAGGTCAAGCCGGGATTGGAGCAGTATTATATTGTGGAGAAGATGAATTATGGAGTTCAAAACAATATATTGGAAACAGAACTAACAATGAAGCAGAATACTTGGCATTAATATTTGGATTAAAAGCTGCTATATCACGTTCTATAGATGAATTATTAGTTTGTGGAGATAGTATGTTAGTTATTAACCAAATGAATGGTTCATTTAAAGTAAAAAATCAAAATTTGCTAGAATTATATAATTACGCAAAAAGACTATGTAAAAGTTTTAAATATATTGAATTTAAACACATTTACAGACAATTTAATAAAAGAGCTGATAAATTAGCTAATGATTCGTTAATAATGTCAGATGATACGGAAGATGAAGATTATTTTGACGATGATAAAGATTATTTTGACGATGATAAAGATTATTTTGACGAAGAAACAAAAGAAGAACCAAAGCTAAAGCCTAAAAACAACTAACAATTAAATTTCCAAATGTATTTCCTGCAAAATTTGACAATAATTCAGAAAAAAAATATTTATTTACACCCTTGAAGATTTAAAACCGCACCTTTCTGTATAAAATGAAAGGAAACTTCAAGGTTTGCCTATTTCAAGGCATGTAAATTTTGGTTTTTCATTACACATAATTTTCATACATGAATTTACGAATACCTTATCTATAACTGGTAAAGTTTTATTTGTTTCATATTCTATGATGGTTTTACCATTTATTTTTTAATAATCGTCTATAATATAATTCACAATCGTGTTCACTTATTTTAAAACATGTAAACAATGAACATGATAATAAAGAATAATCATAATTATGATAAAACCTATAAGTATCATCAAATAGCTGAATATTTTGTCCAACATGGTGATAATAAAACATTGGAATTGATGTTATAATATCTCTTTGATTTGAAAAACGATAATGTGATAAATTTTCACGCTTGTCAAAATCTAATCTAAAATTATTGTTTCCTACACGAGGACTAGCAAATGAAACAACAATAATTTTTTGATTAATAATTTTAGATAATTGATAACCATAAAGTGTACTTAATGCAGCTCCTAAGCTATGACCTGTTACATATATTTGATAATCATTATATTCTTTTAATAATTCATTTACAATATTTGTAATTTTATTATAATTGTCATTTTTATAAAGTTGATTATAAAAACCTTGATGAACATATATATTATCTACTAATTTTTGTTTCATAACTTGAATATCATAATACCAATCAGTTTTTGATTCGCTTCCTCTAAAAATTATACAAATACGTTTTTTTATTCTGTTAAGTGTAATACCAACTTGTAAATCAGTTTTTTCATCACTAATAAATTCTATAATTTTCCCATCAGGATATTTTCTTTCTATTTCTAAAAATGCTTGTTTTCTAGTTTCATTTAACATATTTTCATTTTCTGATATATTATCAATATTTCCGTTATCATTTAATTTTAATGAAAAATTTTTACCATAATCATAAATTAACATTGTTAATGTTAATAAATCAATTGCATCACTATGTTTTAATAATGGAATGTTCATATAATATAATATTATATAATTTATAATTTATTTTCCTAAAAAATTTTTCTCATTTTTCTTTCCGGTCGGTCTAATAGAAAACAAAAACAACAAGAAACGGAAAAACAAGAAAAAGAAAGATTATGGATAGAATATAAACTTCAAAAACAAAATTATAATCCTTTATATCGGTAAAAAAAATATAAAAGGTGCAGTTTTAAATCTTCAAGGGTGTAAATAATGTTTATTAACTTGTTAGTAATCCGGAATAAAGAGTTTTAGATGATTTAAATTTTAATATATCTAATTCTTTTTTTGTAGTTGGAAAAATGTCATTACCATAAATATCTTGTAATAATAACCATTCAAATAATCCGCCGTTATACAAGTAAATATTATAAAAGCCGATATTTGTTAGTTGAGTATATTTTTTTTCAGTTGTTTCATCATTACAATTTTTTCCGTAAATTATAATTCTAATATTTGTGTTATTTTTTAAAAGTTCGTTAATAGTTTGTTCTTCTAAATTAGCATCTAATGTTCCAATAATTAAACATTGTTGTTCATTTAATGATAATGTATTAATAATTAAGTATAATTCTGGATTTTTTAAGGCAAATTGCATATCTTCAAAATTAATTTTTTTAATTGAATGTGTATTTCCCATATTGATATTATATTAAAACTAATTTTTAAATTTTAATATAATAAAATGTTTTTTAATTTTGTTAGTTTAATAATTTTGAAAAATCGCCATTATAAAAATGAAATAAAATAAAACTAATAAGGCCAAAACTAACATCATATAATAGCCATAAATATGCGTTTGAATTTTTATAAACAGCTGCATTTAAGAAAAACATAAAATAGAAAAAGGCGTGAATAGGGCGTAAATTGTTCCACCAAATTTTGTCGCCAAATACTTCAGTACCAGTATTTCTGGAGTTAGTTAAATAAATATAAGTAAATCCTAGAGCAGGTAAAAGTGCTAAATAACCTAAAATTTGTAAAAATTGTATGGAAGCATTTTTAGCTAAATAAACAAAAAATAAACGCATAGGAATACAACCGAGTAAAAATAGTAGAAATCGTTTTTGAATTGAGTTCATATATTATATAAATTAAATAATATTATCATATTACTTTAAGAATCATAAATAATATACTCACTATCAATATCTATATTACCAGGTAATTGTGATAGCAAGGATAATAATGCTTCACTTGTAATATCATTTTTTGTGGTTAATCCAATTAATCGTATATATATATAATTTGTTATATTATCAAATAAATTATCTTAGTAATATTTTGAACAACTATAGGGTCTTCATAATCATCAAAATATAAAAAAGCATCAGATTCCATTATACATATAATAAATATTTTTATATATATATAATATTATGCATTAAATGTAACCACTATTTCTACCTTCTCTTTTTTTATACTTTTTGTCGCTGACACTGATAATTCCTCTCGTTTTTTTCTTGTTTTTGTATCTGTTGTTCCTAAAAGTTCCTTACGTCTTGATGTACTATTTCTATTATTCATATCTTTTTCTATTGTCTCATAATTATTCTCTATATATTCTACTACTTTGTTTTCTAAAGCCCATTTAAAAAAATTTAGCTGACCTATTGTTGTTTCTATTGATTTTCCATCTACATATGGCATCTCTATACGCTCCCATCTACAAAAAGGATCAAATCGACGCTTTGAATAAGCCTTTAATTTTAACTTGTAATCATCATATACTTTAAAACGTCTTAAAGGATTCTCTATTGTATATAACGTGTAATATTTTTTTGCATAGTTTGTTGCAAACCAATCAACTATTCTTAATGATATCTTCGATTCTCCTGTAATTATTTTTAACATTTTATGCAAATTATTATTTGCCTCTAATACTCCATTATTATCCGATAAATAAAAAGCTCTTAAATTCTTTAGCAATAAATCATTTTGCGTTGAATATACTAAATTACTCATATTTATTTAAACATTCACGTTATTTATTTAAGTAGTTTTAAACGCAATTATTTTATTTCATTTCATTCATTTTAATTTATTATTTCAAAATTATTATTATTTTTTAGAAGAATATATTATAAATGGATTCTAATTCCTTTGCCAACAAATATTTCGGACCTTTACCTAAAGAATGGTGTACTTATTTCTATGTTTTATCTGTTTTCTTTTTTATCGTTTTTTTAGCTATTTTAGTAGCTGTAGTAATTACAATCATAACTAGTTTTAGTAAAATTAATTTACACATAGCAACTAACTTGGCTGTCATTTTATTAAATAGTTTTATTGCCTATTTCATTAATCGTCTTTTCTATTCTATGTGCATCAATAGTTTACAATAAATATTTTGTTAGTTTGTTAAAGAATTAGAAGCTTTATTTATTCCTTGAGTTGTATTAATTGGTTTTAAAAATATATCTCGCGTTACTACGTCATTTACATAACTATTTGAAGAAAATGGGCTTATACCTCGTTGTGCTATTAAATCTCTATCTGACATTTTGTTGTCTAAATCTTCACGTCTATTTGATGACATATTTTGATTTCTTGAAAACATTGTGTTAGTTATGTTTATTAAATCATCATCATAACTAACAATACCTTCATTATCATTTAGCGACATATCTATAGCTTGTTTTGAACTATCATATTCAAAATTACTATTTGGTTCTTTTTTATGGTTTTGTGGTCTTGCACTTTTGTAATATGCTTCTCCTAAACTCCATTTCCAAAAATCCATAATATATTTATATTATAAACTATTTTTCTATTTTTATCTTGTTGTATCTATTCCTTCTCTTGTTATTACTAAATTCTTTGTAAAAAAAAATGCATCTTTATTTTTTCTTCTTCTTTTTAAATTACATTCTAAACAAGCAACTAACAAATTTCCCTGATTATGTCCTATATCATTATTTATTCTATCTAAAGACCATTGACTCATTTCTCTTACTATTTCATATAATATATATACTTCTTTAGAACAATAATGACATTTTAAATCACATTCTTTTAACAATTCTAATACAGATTCTAAACTAACAAATTGAACTTCATTTAATCTATTTTTATTTATATCTTGTTGCTTGTAACTTTGTATTTTTGTTTTTATATGTGACAACATTTTTGTTGCATATTTTTTTTCTATTTTTTCCATCAACTTTTTTTCTATAATATTATTAATCGTATTCAATTGCTTATTATGTTCTAAATCAATTTCATTTAAACCCCACGTTTTTGTTTCAACTCGCATTTTTTTTTCAATAATATTTTCTTCTAAATTATTTTCATTTTCATCAATTAAACCGTTATTTATAGCAAATGTCTTATGCACTTTTGTATCTAATGTAATTATAATTTGCTTTTTATCTTCTTCCATTTTAATTATTAATTGATATTATTTTTTAATAGATTTGAACATATTATATTAAACTGTATTAAAATCAATTTAATATATATATTTATAAATGAATTCTGAAGAATTTCCTAAAAAAGAAAATAATGAATTAAAATCTTTAAAATATAAAACCACCATACTTGGAGGATTATCTTGGCCTGAATCACATAATAAAACTAATAATATTCAAAATTTAGAGAAATTTTTAGAATCAGAAAAAAATTTCAATTCTGCCGAACCTTGGAATAAACTCGACAAAACCGCCAAAATTAAAAAATTAACCGCATTTTCTTTAAAATACAAAGAAGAAAATAATTTAGACGAAAATGAATACAATAAATTACTTTCATTTTTAAAAGATTGTCTTGATAGAAAAAAATTGCTAAGAGTAAAAGACGTCAAATATGACCAAACAGATGGTGAAGTTAAAGATGTACCTGCATTAGTATTTAATAAATCAAATTTACACTTTACTTTAAAAAATATAGATAAACGCGTTTCAACTGTAAGAGGGTTGGCACCTAAAAAGAAGCAAGGTACTATAAAAAATATTCAAAATAATGATGATGACGATGATGAAAATGAAAATGATGAATAAATTAAAAATTGATATATTTATGATATAAAAACAACTTTATATATTATAAATAAATGTATATACACGATTTATTAAATCTAGAAGACGAATTAGATTCAATAAAAGCAATAGAAGAACCAGTATTCTTTAATGAAGAAGAATGTGTTGAATTATATGACACCTGTTTTCATATAATAGAAGAATTTATGAAAGATAATATTAGATATATATCTGAACCTGATTTTCACGACGATTTTGATGAAAATATTGAAGAACTAATGCATTCACATTTTGATTTTGATTTATTTTATACTGAAGAAGCACAAGAAGAAATGGAAGAAATTATTGAACGAGCTAAAAATGACTACTTTAAATTACATATGCATCCACGTTCTTATGAAAAATCTATTATAATAGAGGAACCGGATTATGATTATATTAAAGAACAAATAAATTATTTAAAAGGGAAACCACAGCCAGAACAACGCACTAAAGAATGGTATCAATTTCGTTATAACCTAATTACAGCATCCAATGCGTGGAAAGCATTTGAAAGTACAGCCACGCAAAATCAATTAATTTATGAAAAATGTCAACCATTAGATTTAAATAGTTTTATAGAAGAAGAACAAGAAGAAGATGAAAGTATAAAAAAAATAATAGAAGTTAAAATGGTTAATGTTAATACAACATTACATTGGGGTCAAAAATACGAACCATTATCTGTTCAAATATATGAGCACGTTTATGATACAAAAATAGGAGATTTTGGCTGTATTCAACACGATGATTATCCATTTTTAGGAGCTTCTCCAGATGGAATTAATATTGAACCAAGTTCAAAGCGTTATGGTCGTATGTTAGAAATTAAAAATATTGTAAATAGAGAAATAGATGGAATACCAAAAAAAGAATACTGGATACAAATGCAATTACAAATGGAAGTATGTGATTTGGATGAATGTGACTTTTTAGAAACAAAATTTATAGAATACTCCGGATTAAACGAATTCAACGAAGATACTTTAGAATGTGTATCTTATACAGATGATGATGAGCCTGAAGAATTTATTGATTATTATGTTTCTAAAGAAAAAAAAATGAAGGGTATTATTTTACATTTTCACACAAAAGAAGGTAAACCACTTTATATTTATAAACCACTTGATTTAGTACATCCTGAAGATGTAGAACAATGGATTGAAGAAAATATTGACTTATACGAGTCGTCGAATTATGGTCATATATTTTTAAAAACTATTTATTGGAAGTTAGAGCATATATCGTGTGTGTTAGTTTGTAGAAATAGAGAATGGTTTAAAAATGTAGTAGAAGATTTAGAAAGTGTATGGTCTATAATAGAGAAGGAAAGAATAAGTGGTTACGAACATAGGGCACCAAATAAAAAGGTTAAAAAGGATTTAAATAGTTTAGAAATAAATTTGGATGAAAAAACGGTAAATAATTGTTTATTAAAATTCTTTAAACCGCAGGACAGTAGTAAACCGAAGGATAGTGATATAACTGTGATTAAAAGCATTTAACCAAAAATATTTTCATACATTTCTTTAAAATGGTCCGAACTATCAATAGTTTGGGCTTTATTTGATTCTATTGCTGTTATATCTCGATTAATATTTGTTAGTTTACGTTGTAACTCTATATCGTCCTTATTTTTTGTTAGTTCTTGCATCCTTTTATCTCTAATTTTATAAAGATATCCTAATAACTTTTGAAGTTTTTTATCTGTTATTTGACATATAATATGCTTCTGAAATCCTTCATCTTCTTTTTTAATTATTTTTATAATTTTTTCTTCTTCCATAGATGACAAATCTACTATCATTGGCAAATTATTTTCTTCTCTAAAACAATTCGAATAATATCCACGTAAACTTTTATCTTCTTTGAATCCAAATTTTGAATATAAACATAACGCACTTATATTTTCATATGATGCACTCATTTCCAATAATCCAATTTTTTCTAAAGGTATTTCTTTAACAATAGGGTATAATTTAATACGATTAAAATCGGCCGGTAAATTTGGGTGATTTATAATAGTATATAAATAGCAACCAACTAACAAATGTCCTTGTTCTAATGCACATACTAATTTTAAACAATATACATTTGGATATTTAGCACATTCAGCTCGTTGTACTACTAAAAATCCCTTAAACATTTCATTAATATTGTTAGTTTTTACATTTAATAAAAAACAACTATCATAATTTAAGTATTCAGCTGGTTTAATCCCTCTTTCAACTGTTTCTTCAGTATATGCTTTTCCCATATTTTTACAAACTAATTTAGGTAAAATCTGTTGTAATAAAATTTTGTTTTGATATTCATTGTTTCCATTCATTTCTCCAATTTTTTTTAGAATTTGTTCTAAATTCATTATTGTTAGTTTACCATTGTTTATTTTTTGATTAAAACTTTCAATTATTCTGGAAGTAAAAAATGTGCCATATGGTATGGTTGGTTCTTGTGCTACAGGTGGCACCTCGGTAACACTTTTTGGGAAAGGGATTAGTTTTTTTGACACTGGTTCTAACCGACCCAAATTATTTACATCTTCTTCTCTAAAACGTTTATTTATATTCATTTAATATTACTAATTTATAATAATATTAAATTTGTTAGTTTAATACAATATATTTTCATTTGTTGGAATTGACCAAAATAATATATTTGGATTTGTTCTATAATAACCAACTCTTGCTCCATCTCCTTCTTCTGCTTCAGGTAATGGAACTACTTCATTTGTTGGGACTTTTTTATCGTGATATAACGCACCACACATTTCTGGACGTGTACAAGTACCAATATCTGGATTCTTAAAATATTTTAAATTGTTAGTTATTTGCTTAAAAGATGGTAAACTAAATGTAGGATATTTCCACCACATATCTGAAGCACTATCGTGAGATACTTCATTCTTACCGATTAATGGATAATCATCTAATATTGCTTGACTAACAGCCTTTGGATAATCGCCAGTTACATCATTAATATTAACATATCCCTCTTGAAATGACAAATATTTCGCTAAAAATAATGCTAAAATCATAATTATTAATAAAAACAAAACACTTCCTTTAAAAGTATTAGACATTTTCTTATATATTAGTTTTATAAAAAATTAAATATATAATACAAATCTGATTTAAAACTAAACTAACATATTATATTAAATATGGCGACTAATTCTTTTGATATGCGCGTTACAAAAAGAAATGGCGAATTTGAGGAAATTGCGTTTGATAAAATTCTTAATAGAATTAAAAAACTCGGACAAGAAGCCAATATCCAAATTAACTATTCTCAACTAACAATGAAAGTTATTGATCAATTATATGACACCATTTCTACCACTAAAATTGATGAACTTGCTGCAGAGCAATGTGCCTCTATGTCTACGATGAATCCTGATTATGGAACTTTAGCTGGACGTATTGTTATTTCTAATCATCAGAAAAATACTCATCCATCTTTTTCTGAAACTATGAAAATGCTTTATAATTTTACTGATGTACATAATCAACATTCACCTCTTGTAGCTGATAAATTAATTGAAGTTATTAATATTTATAATATTGATGAATTAATTGATTATGATCGTGATTATTTAATTGATTATTTTGGATTTAAAACTTTAGAGCGGGCGTATTTATTTAAAATTAATGGTAAAGTTGTTGAACGACCTCAACATATGTGGATGCGTGTAGCTATTGGAATTCATATGCATACTAATGATAATTCAATTCAAAAGTTATATCAAATAAAAGAAACTTATAACTTAATGTCACAAAAGTATTTTACTCACGCAACTCCAACTTTATTTAATGCTGGAACACCTAGACCACAATTATCGAGCTGTTATTTGTTGGCAATGGAAGAAGATAGTATTTCGGGAATTTATAATACGCTAAAAGATTGTGCTTTAATTTCTAAATTTGCAGGAGGAATTGGATTACATATTCATAATATTAGGGCAAAAGGTAGTCATATTCAAGGAACAAATGGAACTTCAAATGGAATTGTACCTATGTTGCGTGTATTTAATAACACTGCTCGATATGTTGATCAATGTGTGCATCCAGATACTTTAATATCAACTAAAAATGGATTAATCCCGATAAAATATGTTGTTGAAGATTCCACTGAAGTATATAGTTATCCAATAAATGATGAAATAAATTTTTCAAAAGAAATATTTAATAGAATGAATGAATTAGAAGAAAATGATTATAGTTATATTTCATATGACCCAAAAATAACGTGTACATTTCAAAAAATAAAAAAAATTATAACACATAATTTTTCTGGATTAATTTATAACATAGAAATGGGGCCATTTTTTAAATATGATGATACACCTATAATTACTAGGTCAGTTAAAATAACAGATAAACATCCTATTTTGTGTAAGGTTGATAATAAATTAAAATGGGTTGAAGCTGAAAATATTACAATAGGACAAAAATTATTTGGAGATTATATTGTAACATCAATAAAAACAGAAGAATATAATGGTTTATTATATGATTTAGAAATGAAAGAATATCCCAATTATATGTCTAATGGTGCTTTGTTGCATAATGGAGGAGGGAAACGCAATGGTTCATTTGCCATCTATTTGGAGCCTTGGCACGCCGACATTTTTGATTTCTTAGATTTAAAGAAAAATCACGGCGATGAAGAGCTAAAAGCTCGTGACCTTTTTTATTCTTTATGGATTCCTGATTTATTTATGGAACGCATTAAACAACCAGACGGCAAATGGTCTCTAATGTGTCCCCACGAGTGTCCTGGTTTAAGTGATGTTTATGGAGAAGAATTTGTCAAATTATATGAAAAATATGAAGCAGAAGGTAAAGCAAGAAAAACGATAGTTGCTCGTGACCTATGGTTTGCAATTTTGGATTCACAAATGGAAACAGGCACACCATATTTATGTTATAAAGATGCTGCCAATAAAAAATCAAATCAACAAAATCTAGGAACTATAAAATCGTCTAATTTATGTTCCGAGATAAATTTATTTTCAGACGATAAAGAAACGGCTGTATGTAATTTAGCATCAATAGCATTACCTGCATTTGTAAACCAAGAAACAAAGCAATTTGATTATGATAAGCTTATTGAAGTTACAAAAGTTGTAACTAACAACTTAAATAAAGTTATTGATATTAATTTCTATCCTACGGAAAAAACTCGCCGTAGTAATTTACGTCATAGACCTATTGGAATTGGGGTACAAGGGTTAGCAGATGCGTTTATAATGATGGATATTCCATTTCATTCAGAAACAGCTAAAGAAGTTAATAAATTAATTTTTGAAACTATTTATTATGCTGCCTTAGAAAAAAGTAATGAAATGGCGAAAGATTTATCTATTCAGTTGCAAAATATTATTGAAGATAAATGTAATCCTAAAAGAGAAGCAGAAGAGTTTTTAACAAATGAATATGATTTACAATATTTTGAAACACAACGCAATTATAATCTTTTAGGGTCTTATACTACATTTGAAGGTTCACCTGCATCACAAGGTATTTTGCAATTTGATATGTGGTCTAAATCCCCCTCAAATCGTTATGATTGGGCTAAATTAAAAGAAAATATTATTAAATATGGATTACGAAATTCAACATTACTTGCACCTATGCCAACTGCATCTACATCACAAATTTTAGGTTATAATGAATGTTTTGAACCATTAACTAGTAATATTTATAGTAGACGTACTTTAGCGGGTGAATTTGTTGTGGTAAATAAATATTTGATGCGAGATTTAATTAATTTGGGTTTATGGAATGAAAAAATTAAAAATAATATAGTTGCAAATAAGGGTTCAGTTCAGCAACTAACAATATTACCTCAACAATTAAAAGATAAATACAAGATAGTATGGGAAATACCAATGAAACACATAATAGATATGGCGGTAGATAGAGGTGCGTTTATATGTCAAAGTCAAAGTTTAAATTTATGGATGGAAGATCCAGTATATAATAAACTAACATCAATGCATTTTTATGCTTGGGAAAAAGGATTAAAAACGGGAATATATTATTTAAGACGTAAAGCAAAGCATCAAGCACAGCAATTTACAATTGAACCAGAAAAAAAACAAATAAACAACAATGTTGAAGAAGAAATATGTGAGTCATGTAGTGCATAAAAAAATATTCATAATATATAAGTTATATGAGCATTAAATATTATGATATAATTATTGTTGGTAGTGGAATGTCGGGATTATATAGTGCCTTAAAAATTAAGGAAGTGGATCCGGACGGAAAATTATCATTTCTTATTTTAGAAAAATATAAAAAACAATGGATTGGTGGCAGAACAAGTAACGAAGAATTTTACGGAACAGAAATAGTAACAGGAGCTGGAATTGGAAGAAAAAAAAAAGACAAATTATTATATAAATTAGTAAATTCATTTAATTTAGTTGGACCAGAATATACAATCAATCCCCATTATTCTCAATTAATTGAACCAGTAAATATAAAGGAAATAGTGGAACATTTACGAAAAATTTACGAAAAAAATCCTAAAAAATACGAAAACAAAACATTTAAGGAATTTTCTAAAGAAATTTTAGGAGAAGAATTATATAAAAAATTTATTCTTACTACTGGATATACTGATTATGAAAATGAAGATGTATTTGAAACATTATATTATTATGGTTTAGAAGATAATAGATGTTGTTGGAAAGCATTTAAAGTTCCTTGGAAAAAAGTTATATTAGAAATGGCAAATGAAATAGGATATAATCATATTAAATTTTCAAGTGAAGTAATAAGTATTCAAAAAATAGAAGAAAATCCGTGTAAATTTAGTGTTAGTTTGAAGAATGGAATACAATATAATTGTAATAAAATAATAGTAGGCACAACTATTGATGGTTTAAGACAATTATTTCCAACTCATAATATTTACAAAGAAATAGAGGGACAACCTTTTTTGCGTTTATATGGCAAATTTAGTGCCAGTTCAATACCTATTTTAAAACAATATGTAGATGGGTTTACATTTATACCGGGGCCATTACAACGTATTATACCAATGAATCCAGATAAAGGAGTTTATATGATTGCATATAATGATAATAAAAATACGATTGCATTAAAAAAATATTTAGAAAATAATGAAGAAAATAGACAAATGTATTGTAGATTACTTGAAAAATCATTAGGCATTCAAAAAAATATGTTACATTTGATAGCAATAAAAGATTTTTATTGGCCTATTGGAACACATTATTATAAACCATTAAATAATAAATTATATGATTCTAGAGATGATTTTGTTGATAAGGCACAGCATCCGGAAAAAGGAATATTAGTTGTTGGTGAAGCAGTTAGTAGAAATCAAGGTTGGACTGAAGGTGCATTAGAAAGTGTAAAGGCAGTTGTCACTAAAAAATGGATAAAAACGCGGTGTTAAAACAAATAATAACCGTGATAACCAATAGAAGCAAATCCAAGCATTAATAATAATTCAAAATATAGGCGACGTGTATTTTCAGCATTATATCCAATATAAATTAATAATGGACCAACTAACAAAATATGAATTAAATTAACCCATATACTCATATTGGAATTGTATTTTATATATGCTTTATACAAATGATATAATACAATAATAATTCCTAAAGGTAATAAACTATGTAACAATAATTTTAGCGCATTTATTTGCTTAATTCCAACATATAAGAATAAAGTTCCGACCACAAAAATATGAAAAATATGTAAAAATAAATGTTTATCCATATATTATATATTATTTTATTTATTTAATGTATAATAATGTCATTTAACTATAGTAATACTGAGACAAAAATGCAAAGTGGTGGAAAAACCGTAAGAAAAGTTCACATTAGAAATGGTAAAGGTTATAAAAGTGTTACAAAATATAGAAGAGGAAAAAGAATTGGTACAGTTAAAAAACCGATTCATAAGGAACATTTACAAATGATTAAAAAAGGTAAATTTATTCCTGGATTATTTTCTGACTGTACTAATTGTGAAAAAAAGAAATGATATTTTTAAATTATATTATTTTATTATAATTTAATTTAAATACGAATTATAATTTGTCTTTGTTTTTTCGTCCTGTTTTTGTTAGTTCTACTTTTAGAATTTGATTTATTTTTATTAGATTTTGGCCTGTTTTTCTTAGTTCTAGTTCTTTTTTTGTTAGTTCTAGTTCTTTTTTTGTTAGTTCTAGTTCTTTTCTTATTAGATTGTTGTTTCTTTTTAGGACTTTGTTTCTTTTTAGGACTTTGTTTCTTTTTAGGACTTTGTTTCTTTTTAGGACTTTGTTTCTTTTTAGGACTTTGTTTCTTCTTATTAGATTGTTGTTTTTTAGGACTTTGTTTCTTAAGTCTTCTTGATATTGCTTTTTTCATAGATTTAAACGCACGACGTGTACCTTTTTTACCATAACTAAACATACTCTTTAAACGTTCATAAAGTGTTTTAGATTTTCGTGTTTCTTTTACAACTACATTTTTAACAGGTTTTTGTTCCTTAACAACCTCTGGTCTATTTTTTTGTGTTTTATTTATTCTAAACGTCATTTTAAGTCTGTCATATAGTGTTGGTCCATTATCTTTAAGGGATTCTGTTTCCGAAATAGATATAGATTCAGGTGTAATAACTTTTACTTGTTTTTTTTGTATGGGTAAAGGACTAGCTTTTCTTATTACATCAACTTTTTTAGCTGGAGAAATACGTTTTGCAGCTTTAGGATACCACATTTTTAACATTGGACTACCTTTTCTAATACTATCTACTTTTTTACCATTACTTATTTTTCTCGGTATACTGACTTTTCTAATACTATCTGCTTTCTTTGAGCTACTTTTTCGTTTTGCACTGCTACTTCGTTTTGGTACACTAGCCTTTCTAATACTATCTGCCTTCTTTGCACTGCTGCTTCTTTTTTTTAAACTACTTATTTTTCTAATACTATCTGCTTTCTTTGAGCTACTACTTTTTATTCTTGGTATACTGACTTGTCTAATACTATCTGCTTTCTTTGAGCTACTTTGTTTTGCACTGCTACTTCGTTTTGTACTACTTCTTTTACTTTGTGGAAATAATGTCTCGATACTTTCGGCTACAATTTCTTCTACAGATTCAATTGGTGAATTAATTGAACTAGGCAAAGAATATGGTCTTAATTCGTCTATTTTATTGCTATTTGATTTGGGTTTTAAAGTGCGTTTAGAGTTGCTTTGTTTATTGCTACTGCTTTTCCACAAACTATTTAAAGATTTAGTTATTGATTTTGTTTTAGTGAATACTGAACTGGCATTTGGTAAGGTAGTATATTTAGTTTTAGCGCTACTACTTTTCCATAAGCTATTTAAAGATTTCGGACTTTTAGTGAAAATAGAACTAGTATTTGGTAAAGTACTGCGTTTAGAGTCACTGCGTTTAGAGTCACTGCGTTTAGAGTCACTGCGTTTAGAGTCACTGCGTTTAGAGTCAGTTTTTAT